TGAGGTGGTGGTAAGTTATTTTAGTGAGATAGCGGGGTTGCCGAGTAGGCCGCATGCTTACTTCCAGTTAGTAGACACGAGGTTATACGTTGGATCAAGTTCACCAGCCACGACAATGGTAGTGATCGACACTACAAATAATACGTTTTCCGAGATTACAGGCTTGCCGAATAGACGCTATCAAGCCTTCCATCTCGTAGGCACTCAGTTATATATTGAGCATGGTGGCACAGCAGAGACATCAATCGCAGTGATCGATACTACAAATAACACGTTTTCTGAGATCACAGGCTTGCCGAGTAGGACACATACTAGCTTCTATCTAGTAGGCACGCAATTATACGTTGGGTCAAGTTCATCAGCCACAACAATCGAGGTGATCGATACTACGAATAATACGTTCTCGCAGATTACAGGCTTGCCGAATAGAACATATCAAACCTTCCATCTTGCAGGCACGAGATTATACATTTGTGGAAGTACATCAGCCGCATCAATCGTAGTGATTAACACCACGAATAATACGTTCTCGCAGATTACAAGCTTGCCGAGTAGTAGGCAGTATATTCATTTTTGTCTAGCAGATACGAGATTATATGTTGGGTCAAATACAGCAGCCACGTCAATCGTAGCGCTTAGCACCACGAATAATACATTCACGCAGATCACAGGCTTGCCGAGTAGGACACATACTAGATTCCATCTTGCAGGCACGAGATTATATGTTGGGTCAAGTACAGCAGCCACGACAATGGTAGTGATCGACACTACAAATAATACGTTTTCCGAGATTACAGGCTTGCCGAATAGAACATATCAAACCTTCCATCTTGCAGGCACGAGATTATATGTTGGGTCAAGTACAGCAGCCACGACAATGGTAGTGATCAACACCACGAATAATACATTCACGCAGGTTACAGGCTTGCCGAGTAGGACATATACTAGCTTCTATCTAGTAGGTACGAGATTATACGTTGGGTCAAATACAGCAGCCACGTCAATCGTAGTGATCGATACTACAAATAACACGTTTTCTGAGATTACAGGTTTGCCGAGTAGTAGGCATGGATCCTTCCAGCTCGTAGACACGCAATTATACGTTGGGTCACATACAGAAGCCACGTCAATCGTAGTGATCGATACGACGGTATGATAGACAAGATGGTCAGATATAGAATTATAAGGAGGACATAGAGATGTTCAAAATCAGGTATTATGAATCAAATGGACTTGTGAACCTCATAGGTGATGCAGTTCCGGCGGAAGGTCATGTGATAGTCGAAGTTGAAAGTATTCCACATTATGGAAACAATCAGCATCTTTATTACATTGATGGAGAATTTTCAGTCGTTGACGTAGGTGAAGAATAGATGGATCTAGAGAACCTACGAGACGTTGTTTTTGCGGAAGTGGATACAGACAAACTCATAAAATCAGCTATCACGATTTATGAGGGTCTGATGAACACAACTCTGTTTCCAGATGACCCAGTGCGGTTATTTTTAATGGCATTGTGTGCCATCAGGGGTCAAGACAACGCAATACTAGACTGGACAGCAAAACAGAACCTTTTACGCTATGCTACGGGAAATTATCTGGAGCATCTGGGAGCATGGCTGAATGTATTCCGCCTAGGATCATTTCCTGCGAGGACTACTATCAAGTTTTCACTTCAGGCTGAAAGGAATTTTCCCACTATCATTCCGATGCGTACTCGGGTGACTCCCGATGGCAAATTGTTTTTTGCTACTGATGCTGTGGTGATAATACCAGCTGGGTCTTTGTCAGGCGAGGTTTCAGCGACATGTTTGACAGATGGTGTGATAGGTAACGACCTGCTACCTGGACAGATAAATAGGCTTGTTGACAGCGTGTCTTTTATCGATGAGGTTGAAAATATAACAACCACAACTGGCGGGAGTGATGTCGAAAATGACAGCGAATTGAGAGCCCGGATACGGCTTCGTCCTGAGAGTTTTACGACTGCTGGTAGTCGTCTTGCCTATATCTACTGGAGTTTTACCGCTCATGGTAATATCGGTGATGTGGTGGTGATCTCACCTGTACCAGGCACTGTAGAGATATTTGTGATGCTAAAAGGTGGTGTAGTTCCTGAGTTTGATGGAGCTGAAATTCTCGCAGTGAAAGAGATGTTTGGAGTTTCTGATGTTTATGGTCATGTATCTAGTATTAGTGGAGACCAAAAACGACCTTTGACGGACTTGATTTATGTGCATCCTATCCATGAAGAGCCTATCAACTATACAGTGAAATGGTGGATTACGGATGCTCAGGCGGTGGAACTTCCAGCAATCAAAGAAGCAATCAAAAAAGCCGTAGCAGAATATGAAAGATGGCAAACTGAAAAAGCAGGTCGGGACGTCGTGCCTGATAAACTGATAAAACTGTGTTTGTCAGCCGGTGCAAAGCGGGTGGAACTAAAGCAGCTGATCAGCACCGATGATGTTGTTCATGAGATTCCGTTTGTTTTCACTGTTTTGGATGATACGGTGGTTGCCAGTTTTATCGAGAATCCAGATAGGATAATCGATGGCGGAGTCGAAAGCGAGTGATGGCAGTGGTATAATGGAACTGAGGAATTTTAAATTTATTGATTTGATGCCATCGAGCATAAATAGTGATCCTAAAATCAGGGCAGCTGCTGAGGTATTAGATAACCTGTATAGTGACATGCAGGAGAGGACAAAAAGCCTCTTGATTTATAGCAGGATTGATGAACTAGACGAAGCTACTATTGATGACTTGGCATGGCAATTTAATTTAAATTTCTTTGATGGATGGGCACTGACTGCATCACTTGATGAAAAGCGTGATCTGATAAAGTTTGCATTTCAACAAAAGATGTACAAAGGCACAAGATATAGTATAGAACGGACATCGGAGCTATTAAAAGTGCCGATAGAAATCATAGAATGGTGGCAGGATTATGGTGGAGTGCATGAGCTCGAACCTTATGAATTTGTGGCAATAGTTGACACTTCAAAATTCGGGTTACAAGAAGGGTTTTATGAAGATGTCCTGCGTTTGATCGTAAATCTAAAGAATGTGAGGTCACATTTAAAACGTATAACGACCCTCTTGAATGTTCGTTTTAGTGTATTCACTGGAGTGTCATTGATCACAGCAGAATTTGGCATCGTCTACCCACAATTTGTCAAACGGATAGTCAACAATGCAAAGCTGTTTTTCGGTGTAGGGACATACGGATATGGAAGTGGGCAGGTTCTGGGGATAGGTAATCCACCAACACCACCTCGTCCTGATCCTGATGATGATGACATAGATATGCTCGGTTCTTTTGCAACTGGTGATTATGTTTTACCGGAGCAGTGTAATAGCCTGTGCGTGACCTTTGAAAACTTTGCAACTGGTGATTATGTTTTGCCAGAGCAGTATAACAGCCTGTGCGTGACTTTTGAAAACTTTGCAACTGGTGTAATAAAATTTATAGACTAGGAGGGAAAATGTCACATAATATAGAAACCTTTGCTTCAGGGAAGGTGATGACAAAAGAGGAAATTCAAGCCTTTTATGAGCGTGTCAAACAAGCGGAAGTCGAACGACAGCATAGCGAATCCGCGAATAATGGTGATGTCGATTAAAGGAGATAAAAATGAAAACAAATCTGATGACAGATTGTGAAGAATATGTCGAGATAAAAATGTATGATGCGACAGGAGAAAAAGTAGTTTCCACAGTCAAGCAGCCATCGAATACGATAGTACGTGGCTTTGTTAGATTTCTGATAGTAAATATGGTGGCGGATCAGGCAAATCTTTATAATATAGGTAGTAATCAAAATATATATCACATTTTCTCAGGCCAAACTGGAAATTTATCAACAGACAACCACTTACGGGTTGATGTAATGAAACTTCTGGGATCAACCACTTTAAATGTAAGTACTATAAGCTCTGGTAACGATATGGCCGGTACAACGCTCATTACAGGTAGCAGAGTTTATGAATATGATGAACAGAACAATATAATGAGGTATTCTGAAAAGAGGCAAAATAGCGGATCAGGAGCTCTTTCTGTAATGTTTTTACAACTAAGATCATCACAAACTGTGAATATGAGTGGATCAAGTGGGTATGGTGCGTTGCTAGCTTACGAGAATATCCCCTTTTCATTTCCTGTTGGGCGTATAATAGAAATATCATATGTGATGAAAATAGATGAGAAACTTTCGTATAATCTGAAAAGATTGCTCAAACTAGCATTGCTGGCAGAAATTCCATCTAACATAGTAAATAGCTCAGATCCAATAACCCAAACTACCCCTGGGTTACCATTTGTAAAACCTGATTGGAAGTTTACAAACGGCACGATTTTTGCTGAAGACATCAGCATTACAAGAGCATTGATCTATGATTTCCAAAACGCCAATGAACCTCTCATAAAGCTGGGTTATAGTGACCAGCCATTTGACAATGAAAACGACACGGATCTCATATCCCCTGCTACTAATACTGAATATCTCACGAGTCTGGTTACTTTCTTTGGTTATAACACTAGTGGTGGGTACTTTGACACACAAATCAGTATCATGGCAACCAATATAGGCGTAGAGCCACAGACCTACAAAGAGCTGATGATACAACGCCCCTTCCCCGATAGTGCGACTACGTCAAAAATGGGTCTTACTCATAGAGAAGTCCTCATCGAACCAGTGACTCTACAACCTGGAGAAACAGGACAGTTTACCCAGACGATTCGGGTGACGATAAATCACAAAGACGCATACAGAGCGAGCATCGTGGCGAGTGACCCCTCAAAGGTATCTCGACTGACATCCGCAGGTCTTTTTTTTGAAGGTCAAGAGGTGATTGTCGAATGTGAAAGTGAATCAGATACAACAGTTCCCGAGTTTACATTGAATCCATCGGTTTCTTTTGAGAGGGTTGGGAATAGTATCAAGTTTATAATGCCCGCACATGATTTGACGGTGCTTGTTAATAATGGGTGATTTTATATAAGGAGGCTTAATGGCAAATTCAGACCAGATTTATAAAGGGATACTCACTCCTGCTGGGGTATCTGCGATTTTAAATGCCATTTCACAGGGAGAGACATTGAAACTCTCTTTTATCGGAATAGGCGATGGCGATGGTGATGTTTATACACCAATAGAGGGTCAAACCGACCTGAGAAACGAAGTTCACGAAATATCTGTTAACGACCTATTTATCGATCCAAATAATCCATCATGGGTTGTCATCGAGGGTTATATTCCCGAAAATGTGGGTGGATTCTGGATAAGAGAGATTTCTGTAAAGGACATATCTAAACAAGTAATAGCAGTAGCATCCTATCCAGCGACTTATAAACCACAAATGGTCGAGGGAGCGTCAAAGGCGGAGGTTATTAGACTAGTCATTGAGGTGTCCAATACCTCTGTTTTCGAGCTACTCATAGATACATCGTTGGCACTAGTAACCCGTGACGAATTTATACGGCATACTTCGCAGACTACGGGAGTTCATGGTTCTAGCGTAGACCCCCTCCCCGACACACTCGCAGAACGCTACGAAGGTGGTCGTTTAAAAGTTGGGACACCAGTAGTCCCCGAAGATGCTGCTACTCTCCAGCAAATCACCGACCTGATGGCTTTGATCGAGCATACTGGTGATAGCGGTGTGCCGCTTTGGATTAGGCACACAGGCGATGGCACTACGACCAGATTCCAGTTTATGGGCATATTGAGAGACAACCCAAACGCTGTGGCGGTGTTTCTCGATGGTGTGAAACAAATCGGTGGTGAGCATTATACAGTCGATATATCTCAACCAATCTCGGCGATAGTTTTTACAGCGCCACCTTCACATGATGTCGCTATTGAATTTTTGACGATGGTTTATCTATCTCAAATTCCACTGGCAACTACTGTGACTCCGGGTGTGGTTGTATTAGCATCGCCTGCCACTTTTGGCATGGATAAAAACAGCGTAGTTACTGCTGGACATTTATCAGGCAATCACCTTTATCTGACAAATGCAGAAAGGGTCAATAGCTGGGAATTAAATATGAAGGATGCCGCTCAACTCACTATAGAACAAGATGGAAATATTTCGGTAGTGGAGAGTGGAAACCTCCATATTGGAGGTGAAGCAGACTTCGCAATTGAAACCTCAAAAATAAAAGACACTATCAATGGCGCGTTGGTAGGTACAAATGGTGTCTTTAGCTCCGAGTTTTTAAACCCTCCATTGATTGATCAGATGGGCTACGTCATAGACGGATCAAGTCGCATTTATCGCATCAGCGGAAATGTTTCGATAACATCAACAATCCCAATCATGGAAAACACGCTACGGGTTGGTGACATTTATTATTTCATGGGCACAGGAACGATCTCGTTGAACCAGGGAGCAGTCACCAACAACACCTATACTCTAAATAGCGGAGTTATGATGTTTATGTATGCGGGGATTAATAGGATGAATAGTATCAACCTTCCGATATTTTATGGGTTTAGTTTTCCTTCGCCAAATTCAGGCGGTGGTGGCGGTGGCGGAACTGGTGAGATAACAGTTTCAGAAGATAATATAAATTCGTAGATTAAGAGGATATTATGAACATAGAAAATCAGCTAAAACAAATTGAAAACAGCGTGTCAGCGATAAGGAAATTTCATGCCCACCAGAGCTCCGCTACAGGTATTAAAGTTTTCACAATGGATGCTATAAAAACAGGTCTACAGGAACTCGTCTCACATGGAATACAGATAACAGACAGAGCACTGGCTATGATGTATGCCATCGGCATGCAGGAAAGCAGACTCACACACAGATTTCAGATACCACTTTCCAGTGCTATCAATCGAAAGGGCCCAGCAAGAGGATTGTGGCAGTTTGAGGCGATGGGCGGTGTCAATGGAGTTCTAAACCACCATACCACAAAAGAGAGAGCCGAGACATTCTGTCGGCGTTTTGTAGGTTCTATAAACCCTCATGCGGTCTGGTCAGTTCTCGAATACGAGGACACTCTAGCGGTGGTTTTTGCAAGGCTTTTACTTTTGAGCGATCCACGCCCACTACCTGAAGCAACGATTGATAATGAAGAAGCCGCATGGAACTACTACATCAACAACTGGCGACCTGGAAAAGCTCATAGACAGACTTGGGGTGGATATTGGAAAGAAGCAATAAATTTATTATAAAAAGATGGGAACGTCCCCTTGTTCTCATTGTGTCCCACAAAAGCCCTGCCTTTACTGGCAGGGTTTTGTAGGGTCAAAGAGGGTATTTGTGAATGACATATTAACAGCATTTATCACCCCTGTATTTGTTACTATCATAACGATTATCGGCAAACATTGGATGTCGAAAACTAATACAGATTTGAGAAATAGCATCGATGAAATCAAAGAATATATTGGGATAAACCAAAACAATGACAGCATCATAAAGAAAATGGCGGATATAAAAAACTATTACCTTTCGCAGTTTACAAACGAAATGTGGCGGGATGTAGCAAACGAACGGTCAACAGCACTAGTCGGAGCCATGAAAACTATTTTAGACCTCTATGTGATTGAATTAAGTAATTGGTCTGCTATCAAGATGTCATTTGATGTGTATCGCAATAGACTCAATACAGGAATGATAGCTATTTTGGGTACTGAACAAGCTCAAAAGCTAAAAAAAGAAAGAGACAGATCGCACAAAGAATATTGCGAGCAGATAGAAAAGATTTTAGCAAATATTAAAAATCACCATAAAGAACAATTCGCAGAGATCAGTAGTAATTATCTGCGGGAGATTATGAAAAGTATGTTGAAAGTACAACATAAAAACGGATTATAAACAAGGAGGAATCGATGGATTTTATTATTACTATTGTTGTGTGTATTGCTGTCGGAGTCATTTATTATTTTGGCAAGCAATATATTGACTGGCAAAAATTAACGCCAATCGTAGCAGAGATTGTCAATCTGATACTGAGAGTAGAGAATGAAAGACAAGCCTGCAAAGAGAATGTAGAAGGTGGAGAGGATTCTCTCGTGCCCTTGTCAGGTGAGGAAAAAAAGAGAGAAGTAGTGAAACTCATAGAGAAAGAACTAGACCCAGAGGATATAGTTCGAATCAGGCGGAGTCCTTTCAAGACGATAGCTCGCTTTGTGGAATATATATTTGTGAACATCGCACAGCCGATAATACTCGGGCGACTTGCAAATAGGAAACGATGACCACCCCTGTCAAGGAATTTAAGGAGATAGAAAATGGATATTAAGAATATTGAAATCACGACCCTAAAACAAGCTGATGTCGTGATTCGGAGGCATCCTGAAGAACAAATCAAAGAGATATGTCGTTCGGTGGAAAAGTTTGGTCAGACCAGACCTATTATCATCGATGAAGACAACATGGTTCTTGCGGGTAATGGATTGCTCATGGCTTTTGTCGAAATGGGCAAAGACACCATAAAAGCCCTCAGAGTCAAAGGACTTTCCAAAGACGACAGATACAAACTGATGATAGCTGACAACAAAATATTTTCTCTCGGATATGATGATTATACTGTCATATCAGAGGTTCTCAAAGGTTTCAGCGATTTTGATGTTCCGGGCTTTGATGACAGCTTTCTAAAAGAGCTGACACTCGGTTTCGACCAGCTGACACTTCCAGAACTTGAAAAGACCGACAATTTTATGAAACAGCAGAACATGAAAATGAAGGTGAACAGAAAAACTCAAAAGACACTTCTATGCCCCAAATGTGGCGAGGTCATAGAGTCGTGAAAAACCCCTATAAACAAACAAGGCTCACAACCATTCAATGCCCCATGGCATATTATGGTGGGAAACAGGTCATGGCAAAGACTATCACAGCTATGTTGCCTGAACACAAGGTCTATGTCGAACCTTTCTGTGGAGGGGCTGCTGTTTTTTGGGATAAAAAGAAAACTGCTGTTGAGGTCTTGAGCGATGTAGATTTTGATGTCATCAACCTGTACAAGTGTATAAAATATTATCAAAACGAATTCTCTTGTATGATCAACAATATCAGCTACAACAAAGCCACTTTGAGAAATGGATTCAATCTTTTGAAATATCCCTTTAATCCCAACACTGTGAATATCATGAGAGCTGCTGTATTTTGGTATTGTCAGAATGGTTCGTATAACGGCAACTATTCACCAGGTGACCCAAATGATGCATTCAGGAAAAAAGAGATGTTTACCCTCAAACATCAAGAGCGACTCTCTGATGTCCATTTATATTGTGCAGATGCTTTTGATATAATTCATACTTACGATAGTCCTGACACTGTATTTTATATAGACCCACCATATTTCAATGCTTGTCAAACCTATTATGCAAATTTCACAGCTGGAGATTACAAAAAACTGCTGTGTGTGCTGTCTAATCTGAGAGGGAAATTTATCCTATCAGGTTATCCATCACATCTGTTAAAAAACTATTCAAAACTCTTTGGCTGGAAATCTCAGCAGAAGATTTTGCGACTGACAGCTGCTATAGGAAGCGGAAATATACGGAACAAGGTTGAGGAGCTGACATGGAATTATTGAAATGGAGAATGGAAACCAGTAGAAAACGCAGGTTTGAGAATTTCGATAAAGGAATATACACGTCCGAAAATGAATATGGCATTCCTGAATTATTACCAATAAAGGAATTTGATGAGAAAACACATTTTATATCATTCAATAAACTTAAAACAACAACTCATAAAAAGGATGATGTGAAAGGGTGAAACGCTGGCCGAACTATATCCAGCCCTTCCTTTTCGCTTTCCGAACAAACGAAAATGTGAACCAACCAAATAAAAGTACAAAAATTAATGAAACAATAATAGTTGCAATGTCTGTCTCGTCAGAATCTGTAATCATGATCAATGATACAAGTCCAAACAGCAAACCAGTTGATGAAAGAAAGGTAATAAGAATAATGGATAAGGATTTCTTTAATATTCTAGCGAAATTATTCTCTTTCTCAAAACAAGATGGATGATAGAAGGTCTCCTTGGTTGGTTGTTGAGATTTCTTTTGTATTGGAATATCTTCAATAGGCAATGGGAATTGAGTTATGTTCTTGTTTTCATCCTGATACCCCTTATATACTTGTATATCTTTAATAGACAAAGCTTCTTCTATTTCACTGGATAAGTAATTTTTTTTCTTTTTGGAGGCTTGATAATCATTAGATATTGGGGGTTCTTCGCCATGATCTAAGATTTCAGTTTTATGAAAAAAGAAACTCTTTGACTTATGTGTTATTAGGCAAATTGCTACCAATTTATCATAATCAAATTTTTTGGGGATTATCTCTCTGATTGTCCCAGGTTGGGTACCTCCATGATAAATAATTTTCAATGTCCGTTGTTGATTTATTGCATCAGTGACAAGAGAAATCTTCTCGTCAAAGCTAAGATTATTTACATTCTTGCTCATATCTTCGGTGTTCTTCTCTTCTATCGCTATTTTCAAAGCTGACTTGATATTCCTAATATGATAGGACCTAGAGCTATAGTTTTCAAAGTCAGGTTTTACTCCCTGTATGTCATCTTCGCTAAATATAACAACACCGTTGTTTCCAATCAACGTAATTCTAAAAATCGGTATAGGTTTGCAGTCACATAGTTTCTTGTGATAGGAACATACAAATGGCGGAATGTCGTAATAATTCACTGATAAATTGAATAGCCCCTTATATACAAGGATATCATCTTCTTTCCGTTCTAATTCGTGGATTGACGATAAAAGCTTATCCAATAGAATTTGTTTTAACTCATCAGCCAAAAAAACAGCTTCATGCTGTTTCTCTATCGCTGTTCTACGCATTACTTCTGCGGTAATATCTGTTTTTTTCAATTTGCTAAAATATGAGTTTATCTGAGTCTTTACTGCTTCTAATTGGTGATTTAAATCTGTATCAGACAGAGCCATCTTACCAGAGCTTGAATAAATAGTCTGTCCATCATCACCGTATAAACTCAAACAATATAATGGGACAGGCACGCAGTCACATCTTTTTATATGCTCACATTTTTTATATCGCCCCCCTTTTAGTTTGTTATAATCACCGCCTTCAAGTTTTGTGTACTTCTGGTTTGTAAATTCGTGGGAAATAGATAATACCAGACCCTTGAAAGTAATGGAGTTATCGTCTTTTATATACCAATTTGGTAATTGTGTATTTATCGTAGTTAGAATACTCTTTTGCAATTCTGTCGCTCCTATCCGCACCTCGTCTGGTACTAAGGATTCGTCTGAGTGCGAGCTGTGTCTCATACCTACCTCAATCTTTATTTTGTAAACAACAAAATTGAGGTGTCAAAATCTGTCAAGAAAAAAGATAAAATTGATATTCATTTTTTATGATACAAAGTTACTCTGGCAAAATACCTATTGCTTCATCAATGTGGGAGACAATATGGGATGCCCCACCAAAGCTATTTATAAAGTCATGCCAGATTTTTTGTTCTGGTTTTAGTTTGCCATTTTCGGATTTTACTTCTATGGAGATGAAGCGAGCTATTTCCTGACCGACCATGTCCTCTGTGATGGTGATTTTTTGTAGTCCTATGAGGTCACCTGAGCCAACGCATAAACCGAACTGACCTCTGCGGGCGTTGGCAAGGGTGATGATACCATTTTCAAAGCCACTGATGAGAGTTCCAGTGTAGCCATTTCCGACATGGTTTCTGAAAAGTCGGAAGTCGGGGTGTGAGCCGATGAGTTTAAGGATTTCTGTTTGGAGTTTTTTTTCTTTCATGAGTTTCTTTTTTTAACACAGAGTTTTTTTTCTTTTAACACCCAACTATTAAGTATTTCTTTATAGTTCATGCTCTTTTCCTTCCGTTCATAACATGCCAAGCCCAGCCGTGTGGATTTTTCATACCTCTTTTTATACCGAGAGCTATTAGAGCATCCAGTGTCCAAGCTGATTTTCTTTCTTTTTGTTGGTCAATTTTTAGTTTTTCTTTTTCGATAGCTTGGAGCTGCCCTTCTATATATTTTAATTCTCTTTCAGATATTTCAGGTTCACTATTGCAGAGGTGACACCTTTTTGCCGACATTGACAAAATGGCAAAACACATTTTACATCTTCTAACAATCGGTAAATTTTCTTTTTCTTTTGTCTTTTTGGATAAACCTTCGAGACTCCAGTCGTTGATTTGTTCTATAGCACCGAATCGGAAACAGTTTCCTACATGGTCAAGAATTATGGCGTTCTGCTTTCCTTCAGCTGTCCTGAGTGCCCTGCCTGCCTGCTGGATATAAATAGCAAGGCTCTTTGTTGGTCTGAGCATGATAGCAGCTTCGATGGTTGGCAGGTCGAACCCCTCAGAGATCAGCTCACAGGAAGTCAGGACTTTTATATATCCGTTTTTTAAGTCTTTTATCCTCTGAAATCTGTCTCTGTCTGACAGACTTCCATCAATCGAAGCAGCTGGGACACCTGCCAGATTAAATTGGACAGCAACATCGTCAGCGTGTTTTCTGGAGACACAAAAAACCACAGCTCTCTTTTCTGGGCAAATTCTTTTGTAATGCTCGATGGCGTCTCCAGTGACAGTCGGTTTGTTTACTCTCTTGCTGATTTCGACTTTGTCAAAGTCACCCATCGATATTTTGACACCTTCCAGGTCAACCTGCTGTGGAGGTGCATAATATATAGGTCTACAAAGCCTACCTTGATTGATCAGTTCATCAGCAGTTCCACCAATAATCATACAATCAAATATTTTGTTTAAACCTTCTCCATTTGACCGCCAAGGTGTGGCGGTGACTCCGAGAACCTTGCAATCAAAATGCGAGATCACTTTTTGAAATGTGGGTGCTATGGCGTGATGGGCTTCATCGATGATGAGGAGCGTGGGAGGGAGAACCACCCCGTCAACTTTGTTGCCACCCCTCCGCTGGATGGGAATTTTTATTCGTCTACAAAGTGTCTGTATGCTTGCTACCTGGACTTTTTCATGCGGCTTCATTTCGTAACCGCTTGCGATGATCCCATAAGAGACATCGAACTTTTTCAAGGTGAGACAGGTCTGCCTGAGTAACTCCTGCCTGTGAACGCAGATAAGAACTCTATTACCTTTGTCCTTTGCTCTTTTTGCAATGGCGGAAAAGACAATAGTTTTGCCGTAGCCGCAAGGTGCAACCAATAATGCAGCTTTGAACCTTTGGCGGAATTTCCTTAAAATCTCTTTGAGCGAACTCTCTTGATCTGCATATAAATTAATCATAGTCACAAATTATTAAAAGCGGTGAATTTGTCAAGTGATTTTGGTGCGGATGTAGAACGGACATTTTTATAGTTTTTTCAGGAAAATAGTTGACAAAAAATGACCTTTAATTATTTTGGAGGAATATGTGGGACATATAAGTAAGATTGTATAATTGGGATTTTGTAGGTATAAGAGAGTATGAAAAAGACAATCAGAGCAAGTATGTTGCCCGCATACAATGACTGCCCTAGACGAGCAATCGCCCGTCAATTCCGCATTAATATAGAAAATGCGGGGTACAAATTAAATACGATATTACCGTCTATCGGTGCTGCTGTCGGTACAGCTACGCACAAAGTCATCGAGCATTATTTTCAGTGTAGGATAGCTGATGCAGACTTTGTCGAGTTTCAAGCACTGGATATGGCAATGACTAACCTGCAAGACGAAATCAAAGAAGGAGCCTTGTGGGATGACACCACTACATCGATTGACACAGCAAGATTGCAAATTCAGAGAATGGCAAATGTGTATATCGAATGCATCGGGAGAAATATAACCCCGATTGCGACAGAGGTATCAGTAAAAGCGGAGTTTGAAGACTGGGGACTGACTGGGACGATAGACTTGGTCGCAGAGTCCTCTGATGGTGTCGGCATTGTCGATTTTAAAACAGGTGCTGTAGTTCGATCTCATCATGCTCAGACAGGGGCATATTCCCTGTTATACAGGTCTGCAAATCCTGATGTAAAGGTCAATTCAATATCGATAGATTTCATCAAACGAATCCCAAAACGCAATCCGCAATCAGTGCCAGTAACCACAAACTATGATGTCAATCTATGTGAACAAGTCGCATGGAATACTATACAGAGAATAAAAAGAGAGTATGAGGAGTTTGAGAAGACACTTGACCCATTTTGTTTTCCTGAAAACACGATGAGCATGCTTTGTTCTCAAAAATATTGTCCGTGTTTTAATACTGACTTTTGCCCGATAACAAAGAGCATGAATAATACGGATTTACAAATAAATAAAAATAAGGAGTGAGATTATGGCTAATTTACAACCACCAACAAAGGATAATACCCTGAACATTGTAGATAGTTTCAAAATGGAATTGAATGCATGGAAACATGAGATTGATTCTGTTTTACCAAAGGATATGTCGTCTGATATATTTATGAATACGGTCATCAATGCAGTGCAGATGAACCAAACTCTATTATCAGTTGACAGAAATACGCTAAAAACTAGTGTATTGAAATGTGCCAGTAGAGGATTGCTTCCCGATGGTGAGGAAGCGATGTTTACCATCAGGTCGGAGAATTTGAACAAAAGCAAGAAGGATGCAAAAGGCGACTGGTTAAAACCTGATTGGCATCCAACTGCTGTCGAGTTTACTATCAAGAGAAAAGGTGTTCAAAAAATACTTTACCGATACTCAAATGTGTCAAAAGTAGTAAGCCATTGCGTATACAAGAATGACCATTTCAAGTTTTTGGCTGGTGATGAAGAACGTATTGAACATGAGATTTGCACTGGTGAACGCGGTGAGTTTTTAGGTGTTTATGGGATATTCAAGTTTAAGGATGGCGGTGAACCCATACGAGACTATATGCACCAAAAAGAAATAGAAACTGTTAAGTCAGTATCAACGTATAAAGAAACTTGGAACCTGTGGCACGATGAATTAAGTCGAACTGCTATATTAAAGAGAATGGCAAAAAAGATTTATGTCAGCATGGATGTTTATGATGACCAAGATTACAAAATGATAACCAATGAAGAAAAACCAAACGAGACCCCAGCACTAGCCAGACCAGCAGCGTCTTTAGACAACCCTTTGACCACCCCTGCACAGGGAAATATAAATGACGATGATGATTATGAGGACATATTCTAATGATAGTAAAGATAAACAATTTTAAGGGTATTAAAAACGCGGAAATTGAACTCCGAAATATCACCATCATCGGTGGCGACAACGGAGCAGGTAAAACATCAATCGCACAGGGCATTGCAGCTGCACTGACTGGGGAATGTCCCGTCAAAGATTTAAAGAAAACCGATTATCGCAATCTGGTCAATTTTGGAACTGGTTCAGCTTTATGTCAGATGATTTCAGATGATGGGACATCGGGGAGCAAAATGACTTTTCCTGATGGGAGTGTTTTTTCAAATGGGACTTGTCGTTCATCGATGTTTTCAACTGGTATTAGCTCCCCGCTTGACTTGTCAAAAAATGATGCCGTAGACTGCTGGGTTAGCATTCTAAAATCAGAGCCAACTCTCGATGACTTGAGGGATGAACTGAAAGGCAACCCACACTGTGATGAAGTAGTAGCACTGGTAAAAGCTCTCAATTTTGACGGAGCACTAAAACAGATTTCAGAGGATGGTTCAAAAAGAAAAGGTCGCTGGGAAAAGATAACAGGTGAAAGGTACGGAACAAAAAAAGCAGATACATGGAAACCTGCCAACTTTGTTTTTGGGGTGGAAAAGTCAGACCTGGAAGCGAGACTACAAAAGGCACAAGAAGACTATAATGAGTCACTAAAAAAAACAGCAATTGACGACCATGAGCACCAACGATTGACTGCTCTTTCCGCACAGATTCCGACTTTGACGGAAAGGTTGAACGACATAAACACTACAATTGCAAGGCTAGAGAAAGACTGTATTGAACATAAGGCAACACTAGACGAAGCACTCGCCGCTGAAAATATTCTGACCTGTCCGCATTGCAACAAGGATGTCATATTCCAGCATGGGAAACTCGAACCCACCGAGAAAAAGCAGGCATCGGATATACCACTTTTACAAAAGCAATACACAGGTTATTTGACCGAAATCTCGAGTTTAAAAGGAAGCCTCAAAGAGACAGAGCTACTATTAACACAAGCAGAAGCAGCATCAAAAATGTTATCTGCTGTGGTGGTCGGGGAAAAACCTACAGGTTTCCTTGAAGCACTACAGAAAGCAAAGGATGAGCTAAAGGCTTATGCAGACTATCACGATGCTCAGGCGGAACAAGCTGAGGTTATGTGGCGTATAGATGTCCATAGAATACTTGCACCTGACGGACTCCGTAAGAAAAAGACTGATGATAAAATCAAGGCGTTTAATCAACAGCTGTTACAAATTTGTCAGTCTGCTAGGTGGTCTGTGGTTGCCATTGACCCTGATTTTAATGTAACCTACGACAATAGGATATATCAAGTTCTTTCGGAATCGGAGCAATACAGAGTCCGTTCCACTATCCAAATAGCTATTGCGATCTCAGATAATTCTGATGTTTTGATATTTGACAGGGTGGACTTGCTGACAAAGACGGGTAGGAACGGACTTTTACGGGTCTGTAAAAGCCTATCCTGCAAGTCAGTAATTTTACTCTCGGCTAATACGCTACAGGATATCCCCCAACTGAATAGCGATGGCGAGATTTCGTACTGGGTAGCGAATGGGGAAGTGTCGTGAATGAGATATACCTCACACCAGAGCAGTTAGTGAAGCGTTGGGCTGGACTAGTAACAGAAAAAACACTAGCAAACTGGCGGCATATTGGTGAGGGACCAAAATACACAAAAATAGGTGGAAGGGTTGCGTATCCTATAGAGCTTATCGAGGAGTATGAAAAGAAAAGAATACGCAACCCTGAGAGTATCAGGTGATAACCTAAATTTTTACTAATAGCGGCTCGATAATTTACTTGCCAGATATTCTTCCAATGACATCCCTTGCTTTTGAGCTTGGGCTTCCATTTCACGCAATACATCTACATCTAGCTTTATTGATACCTTTTTTGTATCCTTTGTATCGTCCTTTATTCCGAGTCCTTTTCTGATCAGTTCAGATTTTGACATGTTTTTCTCCTTTGCCATCTGCTCGATTTGATTGTACACTGATTCGGAAACTCGGATTGAAAGATTCTTTATTTTTGACATTGTCCCTCCCTATCATTTTGTTCAATTAAACCGATTGTTTTTTATGTTGTTTCAAAAGTTTTTTTAGCTGCTTGATTGAGTTCTTGTTTACATCTACTCGTTCATATGTATCCATAACCTGTAAGCTGATGTTGTGCATAAGTTTTCTATTCTCTACTTGTAGGTCATAAATCTTTTGATGCGTTTCATCAATTGTTGATATTTTCATTATATACTCTCTGCCTTTTTTTGATACCCTTTGTGTATCAAGCCATTCCTTTTCATATAATAATTCAGTGAAGCCGGTGTTACATTAAGGTGCTTTGAAATTTTATACATGGAATAGTTTGTCCCGAGTAATTCGTGAAGCATATCTTCTTTGCCTTTGAGAGGCTCTTGCCTTCTCTTCTTTCTGCTGTGTCCAAAATTATCACACAAGTACCGTGATAGAGTCTCGCGGTGAACATTTGTCTCCTTTGCCATTGTTTGAATCGGAATCTTTTGGTCAATCATGCATTGAATTTGCTCATGTTTCTCTGTGAGTTTTAGAACTTTATTCTTTGAACCCTTCCTGCGACCGAGCACCACACCTTCGGCTTTTTTCCGTGCCAGAGCCTCTTTTGTTCTCCGTGAAATTAGATCACGCTCAATTTCTGCAGATAAACTAAATGCAAAGGCAAGAACTTTGTTGGCGATGTCATTACCAAGTCTGTAGTTGTCTTTGATTGTCCAGATAGCTAGCTCCTTTTCCATGCAACTATGTAGGACACTCATGATCATAAGTAAGCTTCGCCCCAATCGTGACAGCTCTGAGCAGATCAGAAGGTCTCCCTTTTTCATCCTGTTGAGTAGCTTCCCGAGCTCTCTTGTCCCAACTTGCGTTGTGCCAGACACCGTCTCCTCTACGTACTTCCCTATCGTCAGGTTGTTGTTTTGTGCAAAGTTGTCGATTTCAAATCGCTGGTTTTCATTGGATTGCTTATCCGTAGATGTTCTGATATATGCGTAAACCATAGATTGTGCCTCCTTGTTTATTTATTTTTTTCCCTATAGGAAATTCAAGTCGTAGGTCTGTCGCTTTTACTCCCTAACTCGTTTCGTGTAAATGGCTCGTGACCTGCTTTAAACCCTGTGAATTTACCATCACCATCGTGAAGAAGTTCATCGATATTGCCATCGCTGTCTTTGTAAAATATTCTCTGATGTAAAGTC